TCACCGCTGAATATCAGTGGCGGCTCGTTCATGGGCATCGATGAATCCCTGAACGGGATAACATCCAGATGGTCCTCGTCATATCCTATCTGTAATCCAAGGCTGTTGTAAATCCTGGCATAAACTTCATTGATTCTCTTGACCTTTGCCTGGCTGGTCCCTAAAGGACTTCCACCTTCCAGGTTGAGTGTTTTAAGAATTGAGCTGTAAGATAATCCAACATGGATTGTCACGGAGGATTGAGAGATTGTAACCTCTCCATCTACAACTGTTTCGTCTGGGAATACTGCCCCATCCCCTAGGATAGAAACAATTTCTCCTTCCAGATGTTCCAGGTTCGTGACCGTTGTAACTGGCGGCCCGTTGTAAGTCAACCCACTGTCTACAAAGAACGCATCCTCCTGAACACCAAAATCCACATCAGTGATATATTCAATATATTGCTTGGTCCCTCCACCGATTGTCCTTGAAGTTATAATCCATACTTCATCGTTCTTCTCGTCAGATGTCGGTATTGTCGCTATGCTCTTGACCTTTGCATCAACCCCACCGACTTCCTGCCTGGTCCAGCCCATAACTTCCTGGTCAATCTGCCTGGTCAATGTAGCCATGACCCCATCACTTCGGACCGCCCAGAGGATGTTAAGAGGTGATTGTTGATAGGTAAGGTCCACAATCGACGGTTTCGTGATATGTTCGGCCAGAATCGTCTGGTCCAAGGCCCTGTGAGAGTCAATGTCGATGTTAAATGAAAACTCCCGCAGCGTAGTAAGGTTCCTCTGGAAGTAATAGACAAACTCACCAATCCGAGTGGGCAGCAATTTCATGGCTCCGTATGTCGTTTCTCGATGGACAAGAACATTGGAGGGAGTCAGGGGGACCGTATCGGACCCGCTGCTGAGAATAAAAACGCCCCCAGCTGTTCCTACCGCCATCCCTTGACGGCCAGAGGAAAACCAACGGATAGCGTTTACTTGTTCGGTTGCTATCGCATATATTACTGCATCGTCATCATCTGCTCCCGCGGTCATGTTTTCAAACTCTTGACTCTTGGACCCCCAGATTGTCTGAGGCTCTGTCGGGCTTCCACCCGCGAACCACCTCTGCTCAAAGAATGTTACGCTGCCAGGATAGCCTGCCTCATTACTCCATGAACCTTCGGCCCAGGTATCCGTTGCACCAGTTCCGCTGAGCGTGGCTTGAACAGTCATGTTGACAACCGTAGAAGATACAAAGCTGTCGATGATAACATATCCCTGAACCGTTGACACTAATCCAGCAACTTTCCAGATAGAGCCTACATGGTCAACGGTAAACGGAGTATGCCCTCCCGTCGCTGTTAAAGTGCCTGAGCCTGTGCTAACGGATGGTGTTAGCTTGTCAGCTTCAACCGTATTTTCAGGCTGGAACGGTCCTCCTTCAAACACAATGTCTGTGATGGTCCATGCTGTGTGGTCTGTCCTTGATAAAGTCTTTGGTGAATATTGAGGATGGGTAAGATAAAGAACATCAGCCGACTGAGCGTATTGAATCTCATTGAGGTCAGCTGCTAAAAATGTCGTGGCTATCTCATAAATCTTCTCAGCTGTTCCTCCAGAACCATAAGCGGTGTGTCCCGTTCCATCTTCGCCAGTAAGCTCAAAGGTCGTCGCTGCTACATTAGCAGCTATGAATCTTTTGTTATTGATTTCCGTCATGCCTACAATATCATCAATGAAGATTTCATCACCGTTTGAATAACCATGGGGTGCTGATGTTGTAATGACAACGGGATTGGCCTGGGTTGCCCCAGTAATAGTGAAGGCTGGTTCTACGATTGCTCCGTTGTTCCGATAGAAGCGGGCATAGAGGTCACCGAGTTCGATGATGTATGCCTGCTCTGTGGAGAAGCGGAAAGGAATGAGTCTTGTTATCTTCGATGAGTCCTTGACTGGGGCCACAAACCTAGAGCCTGGCCTACGCACAACTCCTCCGTAGGGTTGAACAAGAAAGTTCTCAAGCTCTTCGGCTGCATTGTAATACTTGGATATGTCTACTCTGCCAAAAAGAAGCGGCGAAAACTCCCCTGCCGTAAAATTGGTCAGGATTGGAGTTGTCTTAGACATTAAGGATTCTCCAAGCTAATCCAGCCAGTTGTGTTTGTATAACGGCTATTAGTCCACTCGTCGGCCATTACATCGTCAGGAACACCCTCTTGAGCATCAACAGCTCTTGCAGTCCTCAACTTTAGTTGATACAGCTCCCACTTAGCCTTGGCTATTGTGGCAGACTGCAATATAGAGAAAGCAAGCTCAGCCTCTAACCTAGCTGCTAACGCCATCTGAAAACTTCTTAACTGTTGATTGGGGTCTGTTACTGATGCGATATATTGAATCTTAACATCAGATTCGTCTGTGACCAGGAAGCCTTCTTCAACCTTCCATCCTCTGTCATTGACCCTGTTAGGTCCTAAGATGGCAGACTCGAAGTTTGTCTTTAATACTCGAAGGCAATCGACGGGCAGCTGAAACTTGTTCGCGTATTCCCACTCAGGGGAAGTTGCAGACAGGGCTAGCTGTCCAGTCCTGCGGATAGCAAAGTTCCACAAGTGGCTTTCAATCATCTCATCTCTGAGATTATCGAATAAGACATTACACTTCCGAGCTTCCTCGGTGTTCTCGGTGAGAGCTGTAATATTATTCGCACCGAGGGCCGTCAAGGCTATGTTACAGATTTCCACATTGGAAAAGGCCATCTGTCCCTCCTTATTGAGGGGAGAGGTAGTCTCGACCCCTCCCCAGAGTTACAGATGTCTTAGTCTGCGGAATAAAGAACGAAAGTCTGAATCGTTCCCGTAGCCGCTGCGTCTGCGGTTTCAAGAAGGATGGACTGCTTTGTTGCATCATCAATCTCGTTGCCGACATTCTCGTTGTTAGCAATCAGTAAAGCTCCCGCTCCTGATGCTAACCCCGTCGCATACAGAGTGTTTGAGTTCTCGTCACCGATTTCAAAGGTAACTGCTCCACCTAATCCATCAGAAACGATACCCACCGCAATCACTTTAGCCCCGATAGGGAGCTTAGCAATACGGATTATTTCGCCAGCTGCTTCGCCTGTAAAGACGAAGGAATCCATCTGGCATCGAACCCTTCCATGCCACAGGCCAGGAGCCAACTGGTTCTCGCCAGTCGGGTTAGCCTGCAACGCATAATTTACACCATTTTGAGTTGCCATTGATAAATCCTCCTGATTTATTCGTTACGGTTTATGCCTCTACGCAAGCGATTTCCACAAGTTTCTCTTCTTCCATACGGGTAGAACCGATGCCCATAGAAAGATAGACCTGAGTGGCATAGGACTTGTCAGCTCGGCGTTCAATCTCGCTTCTGATGTCAGCAGCGATGCCAAGTAACAAACCATTTCTCGCCCATGCAAGCACCAGTCTGTCATCAGAGCCATCTGTCGCCAGACGATTGCTGATAATAAACTTGAAGCCCATATAGGTGTCGATTTTGCCCATAACCAAAGCACGAACAGTGTTATAGTCCGCACTCGTAACCTCAGTTGTGGCCAAGAGGTCGCTCATTTGCTTCGGTGCTACGCAGATATACTTCTCTTCATCGGGGTCAACATCAGCCAGGTCCATGATTTCTTTGGCTTCAATCAACTTCGCGATGGTTAAACCAGCAGCCCCAGCAACAATCTTCTGGCCGCCTGGCAGAGGGACCGAAGTTCCTCCCGCTTTCCCTGTTGCTGCACTTCCACTGGCGGATGCGATAATGCTGTCATCAATCGCCCTACCCAAAGCCCAAGCTGCCGATGTTGCGTAGCTGGATTCTGGGTCGATAAGCATTTTCAGCCTATCTTCCTTGTCAACCAAGTCGGCCCATTCATAATCGAACATCGACACCCTGCGGCGTTGATGGTCTGACTTGATTAAAGGAGTGTCGGCATTACGGCTTGTCTTTTGGACTGCCGCTGTTGCCCCTAGCTGGTCGAAGAAAGCCTCTTCGCCTGTGATGCCACTCTCGATACGGACAGCACCGCGTAATCGGCTACCCTTCTGCTGGACCAGTTGCTCAACATTCGAGCCAAACTGTTTTACAAAAGCGGTTGTGATAATTCCCATCGTTAGTTCCTCCTAATAGAGTTGATTTCGATTGAGGTTGTCCAGGAACCTGGGCCTACTGTATTCACTTCTTGGACCCATGACGGGTTATCCGTTTGCTGCTCAATGCTCAGGGGACAAGTCCTTATCCTTGCATTGATTCGGGGTAAGCCATTTTGTGAAGGTCAGCCATCTTATCGACCATCATCTTATGCTCTGGGTTATCCCTATTGTAATAAGCTCCCTTCTTATCGGCTAAGACTGCGTTAATCTCGGCCTGGGCTTCCTGCGGGGACTTGGTGAAGTTTGTCTGTCGGCCCGTAAGGCCATCTTCTCCAAAGTTTTTCCCGATGGTTGCCAAAAACTTGATGAGGTTAG